CATATTATTTCTTATATGAAACGAAGGGGTTGGTTTGTTCCCGTGACCGATAACTTTTCTTGCAACCTCCACCACATACATACCAAGGATACGTAGTTCGTGGGTGGAGTATTTGTCACATCTATCTTTTAGTTTCATTAGTCAATGTATTTGTAAGTTACGTTCCCCACCAACTCTCCGTGATTCAATGTTGGGATTGTTGCCATATTGAAGAATAGGGGAACCTTTGTCTCTCTCAACATTCTGTTCAACTGATTCTTGGCTGACCACTTTCTGCTCTTGTAGAAACTTTGTCTTGACTCTCTCCAAGAATATTCTGATGGGATTCTATCTTCAGAATATCTTTGACCGCTCTTCTTTAGGGTAATCTCAAAGTTAATCACACGAGCGTACTTTTGCTCTCTATAGTCCCACTTGCTTGACTCGCTAACAGACACGAATCTAACGGTACATTGACCGAACCCGTTTAACTCACAAGGGATTGTGGTTAACCCGTTCATCTTGAAGTACTTCTTAACAAGGTTGGTTGTCTTCTTATCGGCTGTTAGTGTCATAGTAGTAGTGGTGTTTGATTGTTTTACAAATATACGGCGGGGATTTGACATATACAAGAAAAACCTTATATATTTTTTATAAGCAGGTTGGAGTACACACTCCAAGCATTCTATTATGTGCCAGCCCTTTATCCCCTCATCGTTATGAAGTACGTTAGGGCTAAGTTACAACAAAAATAATTAATAAAAAAATAGGATATTAACTTTATTCGCCGTAACTTTGTGTTGACGCTCTTTTATATAAAAAAAAATATATAAGGCACCGAGCTAAGTTACGGCAGAAATATCAAACCCCCAAATAAACTTATTAACAAAATGTTTCCCTCATTAATAAGGTGAACATTTATTTGGTGGGGGAATAATAATTCACTATCTTTGTATTATGAAATCAAAGGTGTATACATTTAAGGACATAGTATTCAAACCCCACAATGTGGTGAAGGGTGGTGTACAAGGTTTACTTACACTCCCAAACAATATCACAGTATCCATCGTCGGTGGTCCAACATTATATGGTGATGGTGTTGATACCTTTGAGGTCGCTGCTTGGTGGGGTGACCAAGGTGATTGGATTTCCCTCACTGACTACGACGATGTTAAGAAGTACCAAGACAAAGATGAAATCACCCACATACTATACGACCTATCTAAACTATAACACAATGAAACGATTCAGTCTAAACCCCAACACCGCAATCATACTATACGTCCTATGTATGGTAACACTCGTAGTATGTCTACGTACCTGTGGGTTGGTATAACTTATTAACATAATGGTGGGGGGGAGTTGTTCATAACTATTGATAACTCCCCCCTGATATAGGGGTTACCCCTCCCCCCTACTGACACCCCCCTCCCGTATCCCCCCTTATATAGGTCATTTTGTCAGTCAAAAGGGGGGTACAATCCCATCAATAAAATTTTGGGAAATTTTTTATGGAAAGGGGACCCTACTATTTATCATAGTGTATATATTAAAAAATAAATTTTTGGAAAAAATATAGAAATGGATAAGAAGGTTGAATTTTTAAAAGGTTGGATTGAGAGGAAGATGTCAAAACACGATTGGTTTAAGGGTGTGAAGTATGTTGAGGTTGAGACATATAGATTTAGGGATAAGGAAATACCTGATTATATATTTTATTTTGATACGGGTGGGTTTAGAGTATCTTTGGAATTTGAGGATGATTTTGATTCTATCTTCAAGGTATTTTTCCCAACGGGTGGTAATTATGACCCAATTGCGGTATGGGAGTTTCGGTATGTTTAAATATATTAACCTCTCCAATGATAGTATTGTTGGACTGACCCTTCCTTTAACGGAGGGGTTTCTTTTTTTATGGAACACGACCCCTTATATATAAAAGGTGGGTAAAAGTAAAAATAAATTTTTGGAAAATTTTGGGAATTTTACTAATTTTGTATTATGGAAGACAATGAAAGAATACAGGAACTTGAAGGTGAAATCTTTGACTTGAGGTCGGAGTTACAGGAGTGTATTGATAAGGAGAGAATATATCAGGAGATATTATCTGAGATTAATGATTCTATTATTAATTTACTTCAAAGGGAAGAGGAGAATGAGAGGTTTAGGTTTGATGAGAAGATTGATTTTAGACAGTATGTTATCAATGTGAAAAAGGACCTTGATGAATATAGGAGGTTGTATCGGAATATTAATTTTTGATTAATTAAGATTATTGTTTTATCTTTGTAAAAAAAATATATATGGAACCTGAAGAAGACAACATTGGTCAATCAATTATAGATAATTCAACATATGGAGGATTAACTACTGTAAGAGAATATGGTGATTATCACGTAAGTGGAGGAGGAATAAGTCATAATCCGTATAGTGATGGACAGGATATCCCCAACGGAAAGGGGGAAATGTTTTTTCCTGAATTATTGTTTAAGATTATTAAGAAGAACTTACCAGGTATCTCTTCAATTGAGATTGATAGTTACAGAAACAATTTTAAATATAGTTCTATAGATTTTGAACCTGTTCCAAGTTATCTTGTTAAATTGAATGTTAAGTTTCATTGGGATACCAAGAACGTCTCCACCCCTGAGAAGTTGGGTGAGGATATTAACACAGCTTTTTCTATGATGCATACCGACAATGATTTCATTAAGTTTCAAGTTAAAAGAATCAGCATTGAGAAACGTGATTATGAGAGTGAGTTCTTCAGTATGTTTATGAAAAAATAATTTTTTTCCGTTGTTCCAATCCCCCCAACCCCCTTTTTTATTATCTTTGTATTATGGAAAATTTAAGACAATGTAAATCTTGTAATGAATTTAAAGACTTATCTAAATACTACATTAAAGGTGGAAAATATATTAGTAGTAAATGTAAAAAGTGTACTAACTCTGATAGAGTTATTTCTAAAAGAAATGAAGTTAAGTTTTTAAAAACACTCCCAACGGAGTCTCACTGTGAAAAATGTAATCAAGTTAAATCAATTGATGAATTTAATGTAGTTAAGAGTTCTTGTAAAATTGATTCAAAGTGTAATAGTTGTAAATCAAAATTTAAAAGATGTTATGCTTGTAAACAAGATTTACCTTTTGAAAACTTTGGAAAAAACAAATCGGAAAAAGATGGTATGATGTCTATTTGCCGTGATTGTAAATGCGAGTCTGATAAAAAATATAGGGAAAAACATTTTGATAAAAATAAATTAAGGAAGAAGGAGTATTATAATCGGGTTAAAAATTTGGATTGGTATAAAGAGAAATCTTCTGAAAGGGTTAGAGATTATAAGAAGGAATACATCCAACAACAAAGTGATACTTTTAGGTATATGAAAGCCCATTTAAGAAAATCAATATTGGTATACATTAAGAAACAAAAAAATAATATTGATGTTAAACCGAGCACCGAAGATATTTTAGGGATTGATTTTGATGGATTTATAAAACATATTGAGAAACAATTTTTATTTGGTATGTCTTGGGATAATCACGGGAAATGGCATATTGACCACATATTACCTTGTTCATTAAGTAACGGTGATACTGATACGTTATTAAAATTATTTAATTATCAGAATTTAAATCCTATGTGGGCATTTGATAATTTATCTAAAAACGATACAGTCCCTGTCATTTCTTGTTTATGGGAATCACCATTTCCTGAATTTAATCGTAAATAATTTTTTTTCCGTTGTTCCAATCCCCCCAACCCCCTTTTTTATTTTTAAGGTATTTATTCTTATATGAAATATATTATTACTGAAGCACAATATTCCGCATTGAGGAAACTAATTAAAAAACACGAAGACACTATCAGTTTTTTAAAGACGGACATTTCAAGTGCAATTGAAACTGACGTAACCAATTTTTTAAACTCCAAGTTTCAAGGTAGATTTGGAACCCACGGTTGGATGCAATATCCTGGATTTTTTATTTATCCTAATAAATTAACTTCTGAACTTGCAAAATATAATAGGAATGAGCCGGCTTTGATTATTTCATATCATATAAAAAAATCTACGGGCAAAGTTGAGATTAATATTTTTTGGAATCCTAATAAAGTAAATTTTAATTATAAGACAGAAAATGGTATATGGAAACGAAACACATATCCCACAAACCGTATTAAGTGGGACTATATGAACGACCCTGATGGGGAAGAGGAATTCTATTCTAAATTGGAAAAGACCATTAATGGAAGAATTAGTGAAAAAGCTCAAAACAAAATTATTGATGATTTTGAAAAACTTTATAAAGAGGAGTATCAAACTAATATATTAAATTAATTTCTAAAATTTTTTTTCCGTTGTTCCAATCCCCCTACCCCCTTTTTTATTTTTTGATATATTTATATATAAATTAATAATATGAAAAAAGTTGTTAGATTAACAGAAACCGATTTGGTTAAGATTGTTAAAAGAGTTATAAGTGAACAAAAAGAATTGGATTATTGGACAATGGCTAAGCAGTTGGATGGCCGATTAGGTGGGTTCAAAACAGAGGGAGGTAAAGACAAAGTTGCCTCAATTTTAAATCAGATTCAAACCGAGGAAGGATGGAAAGAAATCCAAAGAACTTATGGGAAACCTAACGGTAAAGATTTGATAACCGCTTTAAGAGAATATTTGGGAGCTGACTACTCAAGAGTTGTTGACCCACTTATGCAAAGAATAAAAGGACATTAATAATTATATAATATTTTTTTATAAACCCCTCCCATAAAGAGGGGTTTTTTGTTTTGATGTATTTATTGTAATATGAAATATATTATCACGCCTGAACAGTTGGACAAAGTTATGAAACGTTATTTTGATAAGGTGTTTAAAGATGCCAAGTGGAGTGATGAATATGTTAGTGGATATGGTGAAACGTGGCACGGATTATTTAATCGGGATGGTGAGATGTTGGTTGGTCATCCAGAATCTGATACTTCCACTTATTATACTGACGGAAAATATTTTGGTACTATGTGGGAGTTCTTTAGTATTGACTCAAAAGAATTTACTGACGCAATAGGTCGTTACATTAAAAAGACATATGGGTGTGAGTTTGATTATATTTGGTAATCTGGTATTTATTGTAATATGAGAACTATAATATTGACAGAATCAGATTTGATTAAATTGGTTAGACGAGTTATTAACGAGGAGACAACCAATCTTGTTGATTTTGTTGATACTTTAAAATCAAGATATGATATGTCAGATGAATTGGTTGATTTTGTTGTTGACTTCATAGAGAAATCAGATTGTCAAAAAATAGAATTTGCTAATTTTAAATATAATGCGTTGGGTGTTGCTTTACATAACGGGGTCTTAATTAATAATATTGTTCTTAGCCGTCCATTAGAGTTTGCTTTGTTTGTTATATTTCACGAAGTTGCTCATCAGTATCAGTATAAGAAATATGGTGAGGAAAAAATGTATGAGCTTTATAACGATGAAATCTCCCTTGATGATGGTGCCAAGTTTATGAAAGAGATAGAGCTAATTGCCGATAATTTTGCATCAAGAAAAATTAGACAACTACAAAAAATGGGATTGATTGATGGGAAATTTATATCACCTGAATTTTATAAAAATGTCCCTGAATCACAAATTGTTAATTTAATAAAAAGTTTAAGGATACAATTAAGTGGACGTAATATAACTTCACCTGATGATATTAGCAATTATTTTTATAACTCAATTAAAAATAGTTTATAAATTTTTTTTTTCGTTGTTCCAATCCCCCCTACCCCCTTTTTTTTGTATCTTTGTATCTCATATGCAAAAACCCATTGAGAAAATCGTTAGTTATATTGTGGAAAAGAAATTTCCATTGTTTGGAGATATTAATGTGAGCTCAGAGAAGAATCCGTTTCGTGATTACACATATGGGGAAAGTGGTGTAATTTATGACGTTACCCTGATTATTGATTTTAAAACATTCCTTATGGAATATTGGGAACGATGGAATGAGATAAAAGAATTGGTTACTGATACAATTAAATTTCTCGGTATTGAGAACATCATCAGAGTTAAGATTATGTATTCCGATAATTTATAAAAATTTTTTTTCCGTTGTTCCAATCCCCCCTACCCCCTTTTTTGTTTTGTGATGTATTTATTGTTATGGACAATATTGAGAATTATAGAAAAAGATTTTTTGATTTAATGGAATCAACCATTGGTGATGTTAAACCATTAATTAATGAATTAAAACAAGGTCAAAAAGAATGTGATGAAAAAAATAGTGATATTTGTTATGAATGTGTAAAAGGTAATTGTGAAAACGGACGTGGAAGAATGGATAGTACTGCAAACGGTGTTTTAGTTACATATTATGACGGAGAATGGGTTAATTCAAAATATGAAGGTAAGGGGACTTTTGTATGGGTATCTTCGGGGTTTAAATATGTTGGGGAATTTAAAAACAATGAGAGAAATGGTTATGGAACTGAAACTAACCCCTGTTGTGGAACATTCGTAGGATATCAAAAAAATGATGAACGGAATGGGTATGGTACTTATACTCAAAAAAACGGGACAGTTCAAAAAGGTATATGGTCAAACGGAAAATTAACAATCCCTGATTATAATGGATTATTCGACCCTAATCGTAAAGATACCCCAAGTACCCCAAGTACTCCAAATACCCCAAGTAACGATTGTGATTCTTTAAAGTTAGAAGCCGATAAACAAACGGTTTATAATACTAATAATCTTAGTTCAGGTAAATTAGTTATAGGATTAAAAAATCAAGGTCCTCTTGTAAAATATGTTCAGTGTTTATTAAATGGTAAAAACAAAGAATTAAGTCTTGGTCTATCTGACCTTACTGTTGATGGTATCTTTGGAAATCAAACAAAGAAAATGGTTATGAAATTCCAAGGTAAAAATGGACTACCTACCGATGGGGTGGTTGGTGAAAAAACATTTTCAAGATTATTTTAATACTCTATACTGCTGAATCTGAAATTGTGGGGTTTTAATCACCCCTTTTTTTGTTTTTAAGGTATATTTATAATAAACAAAAATATTATGAAACACTTATTAAATAATTTAACGGAGGAGGAGAAGAACTCCATACGTGGTCAACATACAGAAGTAATTAAAGTTGTTACTGAAAACTTTTCAAAATTAATCAATACCAAATCAGGTGATGTTAAACCATTGATTAATGAATAAATTTTTTATAACAGAATCTGAAAGAAAACATATCAAATCGTTGTATGTTACAAAAGGTACTTTGAATGAGGGGATACCTGGTCTTACATCAGCGTTTAGAATTGGTATGAAACAAGGTCTAAAAGATTCATCAAAAGCCGAAATTAAAAAGTTATTAAAAAGTTCGTTTCCTAATGAAAATGTGGACGATGTATATGAGAAATTTGAATATGAATATTTGCATGCAAGAGACACGGACGATGTTATTGAAAAATATTTCAAAAATGTTGAGGATGACGAAGTAAAAAATTTTTGTAGAATTTTGGCAAAAGAAAACCCTGACAAATTTGCAAAATATTCTTTAGAAGCTGTAAGTAATCATAACACAAGTATTGTTATAAGATACGCAGTTGAACATCCTGAAAAATATAATTTAGAACAATTAGAAAAAATTGACAAAGTTTACAGAAATATCGTAAATAATTTAGATGAGACCGACCCATTTACTTCGGAAGTTAAAAATAATTTAGAAACTCAATATGGGAATAAGTTAAAACAAAATATTGAATCAAAAAAGGGAACCAATCCTAAGCCGGCTGAAAAACCTGCGGAACAAACCCCAACCTCTCCTAAACCTGCCGAACAAGTAAAACCTCAAACGGGGATATCAATAGGAAATTTCAAAGTTGGAAAACTAAATAACGGTTCAAAATTTGATAAATCCATTGACCAAATTTTTCAAAAGGTTTTTTACGAAGGGAATGAAAAAAGAATGGACGTTTTTTCAATGAATGTTGTAAGACAATTTACACCTGAAACAAAAAGTTACTTATTACAATTATTAGATATTGTTAAACAAAAAAACCTTGTAGGTGGTCTTGAGATGGGTTTTAAAAATGATTTTAATAGATTACCTAAAACACTTGACGAGGAAATTCAAATGTTGTCGGGTAATTTTTGGGGGGGTTACGGTAGAAGAGGTGGTTTACAAGGTGAACTAGACGAAGCTCCAAATCCACCAGTCTCTGTTATGCAAAATCTTTTTGATGTTACGATGTCTCCAAAACAACACAAAGAACTTGATGAAATATTAGAAAGAATTAGAAATAATCAATAATAAAATAAATTAAACCCCATTCATTTGTTTGATGGGGGTTTTTGTTTTATATTTGCCCTATGAATTTAGATAACTACACTTTTGACGAACTTATTGAATTAAAGAATAAAGTTAACTTCAAAATTTATTCTTTTGAAGATGGGTATTTTTATATCTGTGATGTCCGTTCTTATGGTAGGAATTGGAAAGAAAATCATATAAACCCCCATACGGTTCAGGAACTATGTTATCAGTATTTCGGTGACGAAGGTATTGTTGATGTTTATACAAACAATCCTAATTTGAATATTGATAACTATGGGGATGTTAAATTTGTTCCAACAAAAGAAGATTTGGAGAAATGGAAAAATTATAGGTTTATAGAAACCCACATTCCTGGATGGGAAAAAGAATTGGTGGATTGGGAAAACCGAGATAATGTTCCGTTTAGTCATCGTCCATTATTTGCTCCCATCTATTCTGCTGAAATGATTGAACAGTTTAAAGAAGAGATGTCTGAACTTAAGGGAACATTTGTGGAACCTGTTACTATTGAGAGACATTTTGAGGAAGAATAATTTATTATTCCAAAATTTTTTTGTATATTTGTGTAATATAACAATAATATGAAAAAAACTATTTTATCTCTTATCCTAATTTTATCTGTATCAATATTTTTACAATCTTGCCAAACTCAAAAAGGGTACAACTATTCCAAACACCAAAAACAAGGTAATTCAATGCACCGAAAAACACAACGTGTGAATAAAGGTGGTAACCAATTGAATCATAAGTGCACACCACATAGATAAAATTAAATAATAAACCCCCTTAATTGGGGGTTTTTTATTTCACTAATATTTATCATTAATGAAGATTATAATTAATGAAAATAAAGTATTTGGTATCATCTCAAAAATAATCAAATCTTATTACGGTGATATTGAAATAGCGGTTGATAAAGACGATGATGGATATATTCATTTTTTTAGTAGAAAAGATATTGATAGTGATGGTTACCCTGTAAGAATTGCTCACAGAAATAAATATGGAACTCTATGGGTTGACTATAACTTCTTTACGTATGTTAGTGATTTAACAAATCTTAATAGTGATATTATCAGTGATGGAATTATGAGTTATATTAAGGATGAATTTGGAATTCCTATCAAACAAGTTAATGTTGAATTTTAACTATTCTTTATTTTAAATCATCATTTATATTTATCTAAAACAATTATTATGAACAGAGAACAAATGGCTGAAAGGTATAGTTACTTATTGAATGAACATACCATATTAGGTAATCAAATCGCGTCAATTAAGGGGGGTAATTTTGAATTAAACCAATCTCAACTTAATGAGGTTAAAAAGTTGGAATATAGCCAAAGTCTAATTGAAAACGAAATTCAAAAGATGATGATTAATTTTTAATTATTTAGATAAATGAGTCATTAACACTCCACCTAAAGCAGTTGCATGTACTTGTAAATGATTAATAGACTCAATATCAAGTTTATGTTTGCGTTTTGTAAAATCTAAACCTAATGTTCCTATAAATTTTTCATCAATTGATTTAATTGCAAATAAATAACCTGATTTACAATTACTTTCTTCTGCAATATATTTTAAACCAAACGTTGAAATTGTATCGTCTTTAAAATCAGGGATTTCAATAATGTCATTTTCTAATAGTTGATTGATTGATTTGCTAAATAAATTAACCGGGATATTGTTGAAGTTTGATTGTATTGAATTAACTCCCACCCCAACTGTCTCGTACATTATACTAAATTTCGCCATTGACTTACCTGTAGGATAGAAATTACCTCCGTTATGGAATTGGGTAATCCAAACTCTGTCAGCCTTGAACTCTTCTCTAATATGTTCAATTCTTGATGTGATTAATTCACTTACTTTTAATGTTTCTTGAACCAAATCTGGTTTCTTTTTCTTTTTGTCAAAATAATTTTTAACAAATATAATTGATATTGGACCTAATACACCTGTGATAAAGGCTACAATGATTTCAGGGGATATACTCACTATTTTAAAAATAAAATTTTATTAATAATAAATATGTTTTTTTTTAAAAAAAACTATATTAAACAAAGATATATTTATATAGTATGAAGAACAAATTTTTAATATCAGAAGATGAGAAGTTACGAATTCTGATGATGCACGAAAATTCAACAAAGAATTTATACCTAAATTTAATTACTGAAGAATCAGTTTATAATCCTAAAACTGAAGCGATTCAAAAAAAATTACAATCGTTAGGTTTTAATCCTGGAACAATTGACGGTAAGTATGGTAAAAGTACCGCATGTGCGGTGGCTAAATTCCAAATCAGTAATAATTTAACAATGGACGGTAAGGTTGGTAGTAATACTGCCAAAAAACTTGGGGTGGAATCTTATTTCCCTAAAGGTGTTAATATAACTGCGTGTCAAGGTTTATTGTCTCAACCAAATAAGCAAAAACCAAGTGATGGTAAATCACAGGACCCATTAATTAATGAATCTTGTGTTTCAATCCCTCAAGATTTATGTCCTAAAATTAGTACAGGTAGTGAAAAAACTATTGGTGATGGAGGTTCTGAAGGTTGTGCGGAATTTGTTAAAAAATTTTTAGAGACTGGTTTTTTGGGAAGTGCTTGGGCGGCATTTAATATAGTTAAAAAGTATGGTGTTAAATATAATATGTTTACGGATGGCACAATTGACTGGGACAAAATTAGAAATGACGTAAAGAATAATGGAATTAATGCTCAAACTTGTGGGTGTTTTTACCAAGATATGGACGATAATGATAAAACTTGTACCGATGGTACAAAAGTATCTAAAACAATATCTTCATTCTATCCTTCATCATCAAGTATTGATTTAAATAATTTAAAAGTTGGTGATGTTGTTGGTATGTATTGGAAAAATTCGGCAAATAAAGGTAAAGCATTTTGTCAAAGAGCGTTAGACCACAGAGGACTTGGGAATGATGGTACATTCAAAGATACCAGTCCATTTACATTTAATACTCACCTTGGATATGTTGGAGCAATTAAAAACGGAGTTCCAATCATCTACCATAGTGTACACGGGACAAGATTGGCAACACCTGCTAGTCAGTTATTAAGTAGTTCAGGTAATGGAATGATTACTTGGGTGACAGGAAGTCCAAAAAGTGGTTCTAATAATGACTCAAAAGAGTTTGATATATTCAGAGACTATAAAAATTTATTTAAAAAATAAAGTATTTATAAATAAAATTAAAATTATGAAAAAAGTAGTTAGATTAAACGAATCAGATATCGTTAGATTAGTTAAGAAAGTAATTAGTGAAAATAAAAGATTACTAAATGAAGATGAAAAAATTGACAATTGGGTTCCAATCAAACTAGGTCAATGGGGTCTTTTAGAAATTGAAGGTGTTAAATGGAAAATGAAGTTACCTGAACAAAATGGTAAAGACCAGTATTTGGTGGTTAAAGGTTTATGGAATTCTAACGGGCAAATTTGTGTGGGAAATAACGAGGATTGGACAATTAGAAAACAATATTGTATGGACTCTGATGACCAAAAACAATTTGCCAGTAAATGGTATGATGCTAAACAAAATAACAGACCTAAATTCACATTAGAAAGTACGTTACAAAATGTTGATTTTATTAGAGCATAATAATATTTGTTTATAATAAAAACCCCCTCCAAGAGGGGTTTTTTAGTTTAAAAGGATTTTGTATTAGTTAACCGATACAACTTCCAAGTCAAAGATAAGTTTCTTACCAGCAAGTGGATGATTCATATCTAAAACAACAGTTTCTTCTTTAACTTCTGAAACTGTAACAGTAATTGGTCCATATTGGTTCATACCTTGTAAAGTATCTCCAGCTTGAACGCCTTCAGGTACGTTAGATTTTTCAACTTCTTGAATCATCATAGGGTTGTGTTGACCATATGCATTTTCTGGTTCAATCTCAACGGTTCTTTTTTCTCCTGTAGACAAACCAATTAGTCCTTCTTCAAAACCTGGGATAAGTTGACCTTCTCCAAGTTTTGCAACTAATGGGGTTCTACCTTCATTTAATGAACTGTCGAAGATTGTTCCGTCTTCTAATCTACCTGTGTAGTTTACGGTGACATTATCACCACTTTTAATTGTACTCATAATTCAATTATACCATAATAATTTTTTTTTGTCAAATCCAAATTACGATATATTTATAATAAACAGAAAAAAAATGAAAAAAGTAATACGTTTAACTGAATCGGAATTAACATCTTTAATTAAGAATATTGTTAATGAAACTGAAATGAATGAGCAACCTGTCAATCCTGAAGTTATGGAAACAGGTGATGCGATTTTAACAATTGCCCTTACTGTAATCGGAATGTTAGGATTTGCAGGTTATGATATCTTAAAAGAGATGGCAATGAAATTAATGAAAAAGGGTAAGAAAAAAGAGGCTCATCAACTTATGTCTTTTATTAGTGAACACCAAAGAGGTGAAGAAGGAATGGAAGATATGGATACAGATGAAAGAATAATGGGAATGAAACCATCTGATGATATGGAAATGTCAAAAGACCGAATGATGGAAAGTCGTATTGTAAGAAGAAGAAGATAATAAATCAAATTTAAATATGTTAAAACCCTCATTTTTTTGAGGGTTTTTTTGTGCATTCAGATTTTTTGATTATCTTTGAAATATAATTAAAAACATAAACGACTATGAAAAACTTGAAAGCAAAATTGACCGCAGCGATGATGGCACTCGTATTATCAGTATTGTTATTGGTACATTCACCAAACACAAGTGTATTTGTAATGTCAATCGTTTTGATTTTGATTCAAGGACTTGTATGGGGTAAGTTGTTGGAAAACATTAAAGAATAAAAAAACCCCTCTTTTGAGGGGTTTTTATTAGATTACTTCAACTTCTTCCATCATTAACTGATAGGCTCTTGCAAGTCTTGTCATTCCAATTCCTCCACCAAAACGTGGGAAGAAATCAAATGATAGAAATTCTTCTAATTCTTTTTCAACTCTTTCTTTACCGAATAGTTCAAAAAGTTTTTCAGAGTATTTTCCATTTTCAATAGTGTAAAAGTTATTTCTCATTTCTTCCACATTAGAACTTCTTTCTGCCGAACCAATTGTTTCTTGTCCATAAAGAATTACATCAACTTTATTGAATATTCTATTTTCACTTTCTCTCATATTCCAAAATGGATTGGTTCTGTATGGGAAATTTTGAAGAGAAACAACGGGACCTTTTTCTTCCCACATTCTTGTTTCGTGTTCATTTTCTAAAATTTGAACTCCACCATATTCTTCACAAACATCATCGTAGTTAACTTCAATTGGTTTTTCAAATCCTAAATAATTTAAAAGTTCAGATTCAAGTTTTAACATTTCTTTCATTCCACCTTTTGATTCAAACTCAAACATTGGGAAAATTAATTCGTGTCTACCAGGAATTGGGTCTTTTTCTTGTCTATATGACGTTGAAATACAGTATACACCATTCCATTCAGGATTTTTAAGAAGTTCGTATTCTAACCACATTTGACCTGTTTGTGGTAATGGCCAAACCTCTCCTTGATAATTAAATGTTGTGATTGAGTGTGGATTTTCACACGCTGCCAAGATTGATAATCTTGATTGTGTTGGAACTTCTTTAAATCCTTTTTCTTGGAAGAATGTTCTCATTTTTTGAACTAATTCATTGTAAGTTTCTGTGTTTTTCATTTTTTTTTATTTTTAGTTTATTGTTAACGTATGGGCAAAAAAAATCCTGACAAATGTCAGGATTCTGATGAGTTTATATTATTTAAATTGGTTCGTGTTTTTTTCATAATCATTTCATATTAAATATATGAACATTTTAAAAAGTAATCAATAGTATTAAAATATTTATCAGTATGACTATTGATGAAATATCTGAATTAATGTTTGAATACTTTGAAAGTAATCCATCATTGAAAGAACAATTTTATGATGCGGTGTTATTTGCAACATTAGAGGGTAAGAAAACTAAATTAGAAAACTTGTTGAACATTTACGAAGAAGAAATCGTAAACTTTAATAAAAAAAATGGAAAAGTTAAAAAGAAATAACTATAATTAACCAATGATTACTTTTGGTTCCAAACATACTAACACTTGTCAACAGTGTAAGAAAGAAAAAGACGACTGTTGTGAGATGACATCTGACAAATCAGATAAAAAATACATTCTATGTAGAAGTTGTATTTTATTTTTTGATTATTACGTAAACCATCCAAACGTTAAAGGTAAGAAAGACAAATAGTTTAGATTTTCTATTATCCAAGTTTTCTGTTGAGGTTAGTATTTATATTATATGAAAAATTTACTGACAGAAGGTGGTATTCGTAATATTAACGAATTATCAAAGAGATATAAGAAAGCAAAAATTTATTTTCATATGGATTTAGACGGTGTCACTACCGCTTTGGCTATGAAAAAATATTTGGAAGATAATGGAATCAAAGTTGTGGACTCTGAAGTAATCCAATATGGAGATAAAGAGTTTTCAGTAAGGAAAGCTGATGCTCACGGAGAGATTATGCCGGTTTTAGTTGACTTTGCTCACGGAAAACCAATGTTCATTATTCATACTGACCACCACGATAGACAGGCAGGCGCTGAAGAAACAAAATCAACACAATTTAGAGGAGCTCGTTCAAATGTTGAAACATTATCTCAAATTGTTCCACCATCAGAAATTTTCACACCTGAAGATGTTTCAACAATATCTATGGTTGATAGTGCGGACTACGCATCAAGAGATATTACACCTGAAATGGTGATGAATTACGTTTATAATTTTGACAAAAATAAATCGTCTAAAGAAAATAGAATGATGTTAGGTTTAGTAACAAACAAATTGTTATTAGCATTTAAAAACAAACCTGACTTTTTAGAAAAACTTGTAATGACGGCTAAACCGTCAATTTTATCCATTTTTAACATCATTAGTAAGATTGTTAAAGAGAAAGGATATGCAGGAACTTCACAACTTGAGAAGAACAAAGAGAATTATGTTAAATCAATGAAAGACAATCCAAATGTTAAAATTGATGGTAACATTATAGTACAATACGGTGGTGGTAGTATGATTAAACCTGGGGCTTATGACAGATATACACCATTCAGAAATAACCCTGAAGCGGATTTCCTTGTTATTGCTTGGCCGCTTGGTTTATTACAAGCATCTTGTAACCCATTTAAAAAAGAAAGACAATTAAAGGGTGTAAACCTCGGTGAAATTGCTCAAGAGGTACTTGGTAAATGGGAATCAAAACTAAAAGATAAAGTTATTCCATTATCAACAATTAAATGGATTTCAGAATCATCAAAAGGTTTTGGTGAGGAGTCTGTAGGATTTACATTCAAAGATTTCTCAGCAATTTATGGTGAGAAAATGATGGATATTGATAATGGTATGGAATATCTTGGTATTATCAAAGAGATTATGTCTAAACCATTCACATCATTAACAGATGAAGAAAAATCATTGTTAGATAAGATTGGAGTGACCGCTTGGGATATCATCCAAGCTAATTCAGGTGGACATAAATGTATTACAAACATTTCAGGATTGAATTTATTTGGTAGAAGTAAGAGACCACCTGAAGGTAAGTACAGTAAACCTGTTGACAGTGAAGACGCTGCATACGTTAAATTCTTAAAGACATTACAAAAAGAATTTGTTGAAAAGTTACAAGAAAAAATTAAAGATTCTGAAGGGACAAAATAACTTTATCCCCTAATTTAACATTATTTTCTTTACAATACCCTGATGGTAATTCTAATACGTAGCTACCATCACTACAATATCTTTTACAATCGTCAGTATCACAGATAGGACACGATGGAAAAATTTTAACCACATTAAACTTGTGGTCTAAAAATAGAATATCTAACGGGATAATACAATCTTTCATCCAAAAACAATCGTGGTCATCCCCTAATAAAAATAACATAGAATCAAATCCTTTAAATTTTTTATTTTGCATACCCTCCATTTTTTCTTGTGGAGTTTTGCAAACTTTAGTTTTGAGTGTTTTGTTATTCAAGATAATCTTCATAATAATAAATATTTATTTTTTTATTTGACGCAATATTTATTTGTATATTATATTCATATGAAAAATCACATCAGTATTACAGAATCAGAAAAAAATAGAATTTTAGGGTTACATTCTGACCCATCACTTAAGAAAAGATTGTTTGAACAATCTGAAGCTCCTGAAGCTGCGGATGTTCCTGTTACTGCAACTCCTGAAACTTTGAAACCAAGAACTAAAGACGAGTTTATGAAAGTTTATAATATGGGACAAAATTATCCTGCATCTTTTGAGAACGGATACTTCAAAGTTGACGATACTCAATTAAATGCTCCTGACAAAGATGATTTTGAAATCAAGGACGGGTCAACTGGAAACATTTATCACGATGCTAACAAAGTTTACTTTAAGGCGAATCCTTCATTTGAAGGTCACAAACCAATTGCTATCGTATTGTTTTAAAATTTTACATCCCCTTTCCAAAGAGTTGTTGTTTCCGTTTCTTCCTCATTAACACCAATTGAAAGGATAATTTCTGAACTTTTATTATATATCTCAAATTGACCTTGAGACCCTTCGTTAATTTCCCATCCTCCAAAGTTGGACTCTAACATATTGTATAAAAAATCTTCCATACTTGCCGGTATAGGATGATTATTACCTTTTTCATCGTATCCATAATCATCTATGTAACCACTATCACCACCACCGTTAAATTCAACTTTCATCATTAATATCCCTTTGTCTAACCAATTTTTCATAGTCTCTAATAAATCAGGAGATTCAATCTCTTCTGATGCTCCTGTATCTTTTGTAACTAACACTACTTCATTATCTCTAATTAATAATTGGTTATCGTCAATATCGTAAGTTACATCAATAGTGTGGTAATTGTCGTAATCAATTTCAAAATCTTCTTCCATAACTAGGTTTACTAATTTTTCGTAAAAATCTTTTAATCTTTCAGGTAATTTAATTGACCCTCTTCCATAAGCATCATACCAGTAATCAATTTCACCTGATTGGATATTAAATGATACAGTAATATGGTCGTGACCCTCACTTTTTAAAAAAAAGTAAAGTAATTTAAAATTTGGTAAGTTAGATTTGATATAGTTTTCAATTTTTTCCATAATGATAAATATTAGTCTTCAATTTCTAATTTCATTGTTTTCATCATCCAAATAGGTCTTTCTTTAGATTGTATTCCATCCACCCATTCTTTAGCTGTTGGGATATAGTTATTACAGTCTTCCCTAACGTGTTGTTCTCCGATGTAACGAGTGTACACAGTTTTTCCGTCACTGTTAATAAACATAGGACCAAATATTTTTTCCATCTCAAAAATACCTTCCGAGTGATGTCTAAACATTCTATGTGTTGAGTGTCCATACCAAGACTTGGTTTCATCCAACCAATTGTGTAAATGGATGTAATCTTCCCATTTTCCACCGTATTTTCTAACTGAACTTTTTGCGTGTATGATTGGATGTGCCATAGTTAATGATGTATTGAAGTTGTTAATATAAAATCTTTAGAAATTCCCATAAACTTCCAAGCGTCCTGAACAACTCCTTCCAAACCTTCAGGGAATACCTCAAGGGCGTAGTCGTAGTTACTTGGAAATAATGTGACAGATAAATGAAATTTCTTATGTTGTGTTGAATATCCCATAGAGTTTACTTTAATTGTACTATCTTTACCAAATAATAAATCAATATCTTTTTTAAAGACACGGTTCATCATTTTCTCAAAGAATAAATTCAACATATTTATAATAATATGAATACTGAAAAAAAAATCAAACTGTTTATAAGCGGAATGTCACGTTATATGAGAAAAATGCCATTTGTAATTGATTTTAAAATTAATGAGGATGACGTTAAAAAAATGTTTGAACAAAATTCTGAAAAATGGTTTTGGAATTATGAGGTTAATATGACATTGTATCTTGGGGAAAGCGATGAAGGATGGGTTGGTAAAATTTTTGATTTTTCACGAAATTTGGGACAACATTTAGGTTTGGAGAATGTATCAGTACCTGATTTAAAAACTAACTACATTAGAAGGTCATAATAGTTTAAGAAAAACCGTTAGAGTATTAATTCTTTCATTATAAAAAAACTTGATAAAAGATTTAATATCTGCTCTAATATTCTTTATATCCATCTCACGGTTATAACCAATCCATACAGAACCGTTACTTTCATCGGTCATTAACTTGATATATTCATCGTACACCCCAATTTTATTTAGTTTCTCCATTGTTGATAGTAAAGTAACATCAACGTCAAGAAGCCCATCTTTGTTAAGGGATATGTCATCTACTCTCACTCCTACAATATGTGGGTAAGTTTTGGCGATGTATTTATCGCACATTTCTTGTAAAGATAATTTCTTATTCACAATTATAAATATAAGAAATTATTTACAAAAAAACAATTATCTACCTTGTCCTCTGTAGGCTTTTTTATAATTTTTTGACCTTTTGTTACTAGTTAATTTTTTAGAGAACTTACCAGATTTTTTTACACCAAAATTAACTTTATTTGATGTAGCCCCTTTTGAAACTTTTGCTGCCATATTTTGTTATTTGCCTATAATTATCCATTTTTTTATTTATTTTAATATTTATTGTATAAAAGAGCTTGACTCATAAATTTTAAATCCAAATGAATGGATAATGACAACTTGGAAAAAAGTATTTCACAGAAATGTGGCAACATATTGTCTAATGGCTGGAATGTTTTTCAACCCTTTAGGATTCGACGTAATTTTCAAAACAATATTAGATGCGACGAATTCTTATTGGATTACCACAAGTATTTTTTATGGTGTGTCACTATTCTTTTTTGGGTTGTATTTTTTATTTCGTGAGAAAAAATGAAAATAGATAACATTATTAAAAAAGTATTACAAGAACAAACTGAATCGGTTGTTTCTCAAGGATTGAGATATCATTTAGATAATAATATCCCACTTACTGAAAACATTTATAGACCTCATTCTGAATCATTTTTTGATTTAATTAATGAAGTTAGAGAATTATACTTTGACGGTGGAGTTGTATTAAATGAAGAAGAAGTTGAATTGATTGAAACCAATATTGGTGAAAAAGTTAGATTATTTAATGGTCAAGAAGTTTATTTAGATATACCATTGTCTGAAGAATTTATTAATGAAGCCGAATACAACGGTAAAAAAGTTGAAATAGGTAAACCAAGAAGAAATACAGGTGGTGGAAAAAAATACGTAGTGTACGTTAAAAATCCATCAACAGGTAGAGTTAAAAAAATATCATTTGGTGATGTACACGGAGGACTAACTGCAAAAGTTTCAAATCCAAAGGCTCGTAAATCATTTGCCGCAAGACACCAATGTGATAAGAAAAAAGATAGAATGAAAGCAGGATATTGGGCTTGTAGATTAAATCGTTTTGGACATTTGTGGGGTGGTAAAACTTATCCTGGATATTGGTAATTTATGAACCCATATAAAGATTCTGAAATTACAGAAAAATCAAAAATTAGAGTATTTGAATCAAATGTTGATTCAGGAGAACTCCATTGGCATAGAGACCGAGAAACACGATTAGTTGAGGTCATTGAGGGTGAAGGGTGGTTATTACAATTAGATGACGAATTACCCGTTAAAATGATTAAAGGTGGAGAATATATAATTCCTGAAGGTATTTATCATAGGACAATAAAAGGGACAAGTGATTTAAAAATAAAAATCACATTTATTAATGAGTGAAAATATTTTAAATAGAATTAAATTATTAATGGAGTATGACACAAGTAAAACTTTGTCAGAAAATTTATTAGTTGAACAAATCCCCAATCAAAGACTAAATAGTAGTGATAACGTCGCTCAAGGAGTTAGTCAAACTACTTACAAAACAGGAAATGATTACTGTAATCGTGGGACCTATAAAAATTTAGTATGGGTTTCAGATAATTTAGATGGTAACGACACTTACAATGGTAAAAAAGGATATTGTTGTATTTCAAAAGAAAGACAAAAAGTGTTGTTTGACACTGTAGGGGTACCATCCTCAAGTACACCAAATGGTGGAGTTTTTAGAGTTAATAGTGAAGATAAATGGTATGCGGTTTATGCGGTTTGGTTCGCTCAAGAGGTAGAATTTAAAATTGCCGAAAAATGGGGATGGTTTCCTGAAGGGAGGTGTCCAAAATCTTGGAAGACCCCAGGTAGGGAGTCTTGTAAATCAGGTAATCTAATTAAACGACTTAATTATAATGAAAAATCAAGGAATACTTATGAAGTTACCACAATATGTTATAATGAGGACATTGCATACTATAAACCTTATGATAAAATAACTTTTGATTCGGGTATTGATAGTAGTGGTGGGTTATTAAATTCAAGTAGTATTAAAGGATATACCGGACATATACCAAGTTATGCAGATGTTGTGGCATGTTACGGACCAAATTATATAGATGTAATCAATAAAATTAATGAGTCACCTAAATCTGCCTTTGTCAACAGAAGTGCACCTGGTATGAGTAAAGGACAACAATCAGTTAGCGCTAAAGATATTGAATTTAAAACAGGTCTGACTTCAGACGAAATACATAATATTTTAGGAGTTTTAGAATTGGGTACCGCATTTATCCCTGTTGCTGGTCCTGTAATTTCAGCCGCAATTGGAAGTGTTGACGCATCACTTTATTATGCTGAAGGTGATAAGGATATGGGAGTGTTTATGTTATTGGTTACATTATTACCAGAACTTAAAATTGCTTCCAATATTACCAAAAGTGCTAAATTAATGAAGGGTCAAAAAATGGTTGAGAAAAAAATATTATCAGGTAAACCATTAAAAAATTTAACTAATTTTGAAGTGGAGTTTATTGAAAGTTTAAAAACTTTAAACCCTTCAAAACTGAATAGTGAAATTAAAGAATCAATCGCAAGACGAGCCGATAACATCTTACAAACCCAAGGGGAAAAATTAACAGAACAACAAAAAGCATATTTAAAAGGTTATTCAGAAATTTATAACAAAGAATATCTTGCTTGGGATTTATTAGTTGCTGCCGCAGGTGCCGCAACAACTAAAATAGGTCAAGACATATTAAAAAAGTTTATGAACTTATTTAAAGTTCACGATGTTAAATTAACCCAACAAAAGGCTGACGAAATTATTAAAGCTATTGGTGAACTTGATAAGAACGCACAAAATGTTATGGCGGATGCAATGATTGATGATAAAAAAGAGTTTGAAACATTTGTAAATCACCCTAAAGAAGTGGTAAATGAATTAAAAGGTATGATAAAAACTAAAAAACCCACAGAGCAAATTATTAAACAAGAGGAAATTGATGATATTTTATTAAGAATTGCGGATGATTATCCTGATTCGGAAGAAATTGGAAGTTCTACACCAACTCCACCATCTGATGGGAAAAATTATTCTCCTGTTCAATAAACTATTTATAATAAAAAAAATATATGAAAAATTTATTTATAATTAATGAATCTGAAAGAAACAGAATTCTTAATATGCATATAACTGCCACCAAAAAAAACTATTTATTTGAAAGTGAAAACTTATTAAATGAAGGAATACCAGGTCTTAAAAATGCGGTTAAGATAGGTATGAAACAAGGAGTTGAACAAGCTTCATTAATTGAGCTTAAAAATATGTTGAAAACATCTAATCCTGGTACATCAGATATTGACGGATTATACTCACAATTTGAAAAAGAGTATTTATCATCGGGAAAACCGGATGACGTTATTGAAAAATATTTTAAAAATACTACTGACGATGTATTAGAAGATTTTGTTGTCGCATTAGCAAAACAAAACCCTACAAAATTTGCAAGATACTCTGCGGACGCTGTTATGGGAGATAAATTTTCAAGAGTAATTAGATACGCCGCGGAAAGAGGAGATAAACTTACTCTTGAAGAATTGGAAAAAATTAAACTTGACTTAGAATCGTATATTAATAATTTAGACACATCAGATGCATTTACATTAGAGGTTAAACATAATTTTGAAACTCAATATCTTGACAAGATTGAAGAAAAAATTAATGCTAAAGGAGGCTCATCAAAACCTAAAGACGAACCAATTCCACCTAAACCTGATGACGAACCTGTAACTGATGCTGATTTTAATGTAGGTACAAATAAATTTGAACAACAAATTGATTCTTATTTACCACCAAACAATAGATGGGATAAACTTGGGGATTTATTTGGTTCAATACCTGTGGTAAATAGGGCTACTTCAAAATACGTAAAAGAATTAAACGCTCTTGAGAAAAAAATAGGTACATTTGATGGTACATTATCACCTGGGAATAACCAAATGTTTATTGATTTTATAGAGGCTTATACTTCAACTAAAACCGCTAGAGATATTAATGCCAAACAACTTGAAAGAATGTATAGAACATTATCTTCTAAACTTTCTCCTGAGCAAGCATCAGTATTGAAAAAATTCAGTGATGTTGCATCAGGTAAGACAAAATTGGCTAATTTAGGTAAAACAGGTTATAGAAATATAGATACCCTTTTAAGTACTTTAGGTGGAAAGGCTGATGATATGATTAGTTTAGGTGGTAGTATATTGAAAAAGTCTAAAAAATTCGCTAAGTATAGTGGTGAATGGGTGGTTATGGGAATACTTGTTTGGATACTTCTTTCAAAATTATCAAGTGTTGGTGAAGGTGGTGGTTCAGATGTTGACCCTTGGACACCTTAATTAAATTTACTTATAATTTTAGTGATAACATTTTTAAGGGTGTTTGCTGAGACAATTGTTAGTCCCCAAGCAGATACCCTTTTTACTATTTCGGCAATATCTTCTGGACTTAAAGAATCACCTGATGACAATTGCATTAAGATAGGTACAATTGGAATTAAGAATGAATAAGCAACAATACCCGCCATTGTGTGAGTTGTAATATTTAAACCTGATAAGAAACTAAAGAAAGATTTTTTCAAATCTAATGCTTTGTCTTTAACATATAAGAATGTTTCATATATCCCACGTTTAACTAACTCGTCTTTGATTAATTTAAAATTTTCTTTATTTTGAAACAACACAGTGAACACAACCCCACATAAAATTAGATATGTATCCATTTCACTTAATTGAGGAGATTCTCCTTTAATTAACTGTGTTAAAGGTGTTAAGAATCCGCCAATTGCGGTACTCCAAGTTAAAAGAATTTTAAAATCAAATGACAATTGACTTTTAATTTCTGTGTAAATTTTTTCAGAAAGTTTTTCTGAATGTTTTTGAGTTTCCTCAATATCATTGGATACTGATTCAATAAGAATCATTTTACGTTGTTGTTCACTCAATATAATCTTTGACATATTTATAAATATATGAGTAAAATAATTAATCCTAAATTAAAAGTTGGTGACCGAATCGTTTGTGTTGATATGGAAGACGAACCAAACTACACTGGTAAAAGAGGTACAGTGATTGATATTAATAAAGGACCTGGATTTCTACAATATAATGTAGAATGGGATAATGGCGGAAGTTTATTTTTATTAGATACTGATAAATGGATTTATGAAAAAGATTTTAAACGAAAGTCAAAAGTTAACGAGTCAAAAAGTGTTGGGGATTTAGCTGACGATTCAAAAATCTTAAAGTATTTTAAAATGATTAAAATTAAAAAATACTTGGATTTATTAAAAGAAACGTCAATCACAAATATGTTTGGAGCTAGTCCATATTTGTATATCGGTAAAGATATTTTACGAAAAGAACATTATAACCAAGATAGTCCTGAATTTGAAGAATTACTTGAATTATCAGAAGATATTAAATCAATAATGATTAGAGGGGCTATGCAAATATTGGAAGATGAGGGTAAAGAGATTACAACTGAAAAAGTAATGAGTACGATTAAAAGATGGGCACCAAAAGTTCTTATGTTTTGGATGACATATTATTAAACTAAAAAGATAGGGTTCTGTTCTCCAAAATACCCTCCAATAATATTGTAATAGTAATACTCAATAGCATCTTCTTCCGTCATATCCTTTTGAAGTGACTCCAAAATTTTATCTCTTGAATAAAGTATTCTAATCCCTTCACCAAAGGATTCAGTGATTCCAACAATACAGTCGTCAAACCCATCTAAAATGATTGCGCCTTCGGCTAATTCATTTAATTCTTCTCTTGTCATAGTGTTTTATATTCTTCTAATGTTAAACCAATTGTATCTTTATCACTTATTTTCATTTTAAAAGTAAATCCTGACATTAATTTTACAATAACTTCCCTAACGTCTTCAACTGAATCCCATTTAATACATCTCTCATCTGACGGTGAATAAGGTTCATCTACCAAGTAATTAACTATTGTACCACTTTGTAGTGTTAAAAATCCGTGAGCATAACCCTTTGGTATCATAACAGAGTCGCCACTCTCTAATACAAAGTTTTCAACTTTACCAAAGTCTTCACTTGTTTTGTCAATGTTAACAACAAAATCAATAATTCTACCTTGTATTACTGATACTAATTTAGTTTGTGATTTTGAAGACTCCTGAAAATGTAATCCACGGAAAGTGAAAATATCATCGTTAATACTAACATTGGATTGTACCCATTTTCCTGTAATGTCTATTGGGGTAAATGACCCGCGATGGTCTTTATAAACTGAATGATTTAATGTATATGGTTTCATTCCCTAAAAATAATAAAAATATTTTTTTTGTCAAATGTCTAAAATCATATATTTATTGCAAAACATTTTAATTATGAACCCATATTTTTTAAACATAACAGACGAAGAGAAAAACTCAATCAAAGAAAAACACAGTAAGCCATATGATGGTTATGTTACAAGAGGTAATACTGTACCAAATGAAACTCCATTAACTATTGGTGATTATGCATTAGATAAAGATGGTATCAGTGTTAGTAATTTAGGTGATGTGAAAAAATACACAAACACAGAAGTTAACAAAAAATTAAAAAAACAATGTAATGAGTGTGGTGGATTATACGAAGGTGAGATGTGCGAATGTGGAGTTGATAAAATGTACGAAGGAAAAATGTGTGAAGAATGTGGTGGAGAAATGTCTGAAGGAGATATGTGTGAGTGTGGTTCAAAGTACACTATGGAAGAATTAGAAGAAAATGTTAAATTAAAGTCAAAGTCTAATATGGTTATGGAAGACATTGACAAGTCTTTAGATTGGTTCAAAAAATTAATCAAGTAAAATTTTAAAGATGTCTATTGAGCTCGTAGATTTTTATTACAACCAAAAAACAAATATGGTTGAAGTTGATTTCAGAGTTGCCGAAGACTCTGATGATGTAATTCGTCAAGAAGAGTTTGATGTTGACGTTATATTAGAATATGGGTATCAGGTAATTAATCTTGATGAGTTAAGTGATTCTTACTCGTCTTATGACGATTTAGAAGACTATATCTTTGAAAGTGAGGAAACTAACCTTGAACCTTCAATTGATGAGTATGAACTCAAGTCTTTCTTAATTGAATACTATTCAAACAATTCAGACAAATTACCTGACACCGAAGTATTTTAAGGACCGATACGTGTAAATTTGATTACAACTGACTCGTAAGGACCTGAAGAACCAAAAGCCCATTGACCTGTACTTCTCAATGTTAATGACTCCAAAGTACAATCAACAATTTTAAATTTTTTCACGGTACCATCAATATTGAAACTCAATACCTCATCCCCACCTGGAGTTGTAACACGAGACAATACGTATTCATTTAACCATAAAGTCTGACCTGTAGAACTTCCAACAGGATTGAAAGCAATCATTGAATTATCAATGTGCCAACGAGTAATCCCAACTTCAATCGCATCCAATGGTAGTGTTCCATTTGGGTTAACGTATAAGTCACCTGTGTAGTAACTAGTACCTTCCTCAACAGTTGATTGGTCAGATGTTAATAGAGTAACTCTTTCAACAACATATTCACCACCTAATGATGTATATTGAGTGTTCCATTCATCAGGTTTGTAACAACCTGTTAATACGAATAACGATGATAATAAGACCAATAAATTTTTCATATTCCTTTTTTTTACAAATATACTACTTTTTTTCATATATAAAAATATTTATAAGATAAAAAATGTTGTTTGACTTTGATACATACGTTAATCTACTCAAAAGTTTTTCAAAAGACGAACTAAATGAACAAGATGCGGCACCTGCTGCAGGTGGTACAACGTCAGCCCCATCTACACCAGCGGCACCCGCAGGATACCCAACAGTTACTAAATGGGAAACAGGATTGACAAGAGGTAAGGCTAACCAAATTGGAAATACAAAATGGGAAAGTGGTATAACAAGAGGAAAGGCAAATCCTGTGAATAACAAAGAAAAATGGACAACAGGAATTAAAAGAGGAAAATCAAATACGTTATTATGAATGATAGAGATATAAAAAAAATTCTTAAAAGAATTTTAAAAGAATCGGTTGACCAAAGTAAGGTTGACCAAATTGTTAAAAAACTTAAAGATTCAACAAGTCAATATTCTTGGAGTTTTGGAATTGGAACTAATGAAGATATGGCTCTTGAAGCGATTAAAGAAATTCCTGATTTAGAAACAGCAAGTGCTGTTAATGACAAATATAATTTAAGGTCATTTGTTGATGACGAATTTAATTTTAAGGACGGTGAAGATTGGGGTTACGTTAAACAAATTTTTAGTCATTTATCAGGATTAGGGGTTAACGTAGTAAATCCTAATGACCAAAGTACATTTGATTTTGATTTTGCAAGTGGAAAACAAAATTCAGAAACAACAATAACACCTGTTGTAAATCCTGAAAAGGAACAAGAAGTTATTGTTAAAAAGGGTGGATGTAAACCTGCACCATCTTTAGAAAGTATATGTTCAGGTAAGGCATACTTGAAAAACTGTATGAAAGGTGATTCAGTAATTCCCGTTCAGAATTTTTTAATATCTAAAGGATTAAAAAGTGTTTCTAAAACAGAAACTGCTGATGGAATTTACGGACCGATGACTAAATCAATGGTTATGAAATACCAATCAACGTTTGGTCTAAAACCTGACGGTATCCTTGGACCACAAACAATTTCTGCGATGGGAATTTGTAGTAAACAGAACATTACAATATTACCAGTTACCTCAACAAATAGTGGTAACACATCCTCAACCATTACTAATACTACTACTCCTAATAGAACTTCAGTGATTAGTAACCCTGATACTGAAGATGTTGTTGAATCATTATGTGAGATTAATGATAAGTCAGTTATCAGAGCTTATAATTCAATTAAAGAAAATATGAGAGCGGATGACCCATCGTTCTTAAGAAGAGAATGTAAAATCGTAATTAATTACCAAATGGAAAATGAAACACATTGTGATAACTTACAAGATGTGATTTGTTTTTGTGGTACTAAAGCTAGTTCAGGTGATGACGGGTATTCATATTTGGGTGAAAATAAAAAATATTTAAAAAGTTATGTTTCATCATATTGTAAAACTGATTTTACCCAAGACGAGACTCATCCAGTTGTTTTAGATTCTGGAAAATCAAACATAATAATTGAGGGATGTTCAACACCGGGTAGTGTTATTTCAATCTTACAACAAGAAGATGATAATTTATCAAAAGATGATTGTATGATTCTATTTAGTGAAGCGGTTAATTGGTATAACTCGTGGAAAAAATGTGAAAGAAAAGAACATTCTGCAAATCCTGCGTATAAGACAAAATGTTTTGCTTGTCTAAACAAATATAATTTTAATTGGAAAGATTTAGGTAGTGGTGAAAACAGAGTGGTTAAAATGTATGGATTTAACAAAAGAGAAATTAATAAAAAACAAAGAAGAGAATTACCAAGAATGGAATCAATTGAGGCTTTAAACAGAGCGTTATTGATGATGAACTACGATATGAATAAAACTCTTACTGAAAATAAAGAAATAATTACAAAAAATGACAAAACAGGAAAAAGAATTTAAAATACTTTGTGAGAAGTTTATACAATCCCCACCAAAGTATAGAATGAAAATTGTGTTACCACAACTTTTAGAGTCAATTGAAAAAAATAAATCTTTAAATGAAGGTATTCTTGATGATTTAACTGGTAAAGTTACAGGTTGGTTTAAAGGTACAGGGGTAAATAGTATTTGGGAAAGAGTAATATCTTCAGTACTTGACGGTATGGGTATGGAAGAAGGGTTTCTACGTGATACTGTTGAAGTGGTATTAGCAAATTCTAAATGGACCGAGTTACCTGGTATCTTAACTGACTGTGGTAAATTTAGTGATTTGATTGTTGCTCAATTGCCTGAAATTATTGCAAAATATGTTGCAAAACAATTTGTTGATGAGGATATCTTAACGGTTGCGCTTAGAAAAACAATTGTTGATACATTGGCAACCACAGAATTTGCTCAAAGTATGAAAGGAGTTGTTAGAGATGCTGTTTGTCAAGCGTTAGGATGGGTTGGAGGATTATTTGGAGCAGGTGATAGAGAGGAATGGAAGAAAAAACAATACCAAGGAAGTGGGGCGGAATATAACAAAAAGGCTCCCGTTAAATTTAGTTGAACCTGAAAAATTGTAAGGTTGAGAAACCTACAATATAAACCATATATATCAAAGGGGGTATTTAAATCTACAGGAAAGGTGACGAGAGTCACCTTTTTTGTTTCTAAAAACTTTGTATATATTCATCGTAAAGTTGTTTCAACTTCTCTCCCGATGTGTCATAAAAAATAGTTGGTTCTGAAGGAGTCTTAATCATAGTCAATCCACTTTCGTGTAATAATTTGTCACCCTTCTTTAAGTTACAAGGACTACAACAAGTTACAAGATTCATCCAAGTATTTCCACCACCTTTACTTTTAGGTATGATATGGTCAATTGTTAAATTCTTTTTACTTCCACAATAAACACAAGAATGTTCATCACGTCTCATAATTCTATGACGATTAACTCTAATCTTTCTTGCTTTATATTTTATGTAGTTATTAAGACGAATAATTACAGGTCGTTTAATGGTGCCTAAACCGCAAGGTATCAACTCGTCAGTACTTTTAACCACTTCCGCCTTACCCTTATACAATAAACTGAAACCTCGTTTAAACGAAGTAACGTTTATTGGAAAGTAATCCGCATTTAAAACTAAAACCGAGTTCATAATTGATACAAATGTACTAATGAATTTTGTAATTTCCAAATTCACCTAATGTCCTATATTTATTATTATGGAAAAAAATAAATTAATTGCAATTGCCAATAAGTTATCTAATGGGTTCTTAAAGAAGTATTCGGGTAAAATGAAACCTGGAGATGCATATCAGTCTTTAAGAGATAATGAAATGTACAAACCGTTATTCAGTAAAGCAAATGGTGACATTTTAATAATTAGTTTTTTAGTCTCAATACCCGAAGTTCATAGAGAATCACAATTTGAAAATATTGTCTCAAATTTATTCACGTTTACGTATTATGAAATAGAGAATGATGAAGTTGAGGAGGATTGTAATTCCTGTAGTGCTAATGGAACAGTTGATTGTAATACTTGTGATGGTGATGGTAGAGTAGATTGTGACGAATGTGACGGTGATGGTGAAGATTCTGATGGTGATACTTGTAATAACTGCGGTGGTGAAGGTCGTTTTGATTGTGACCGTTGTGGTGGTAGTGGACAAGAGACTTGTGATGAATGTGACGGAAGCGGGTATGTAAAACTTGATGACACTTATGAAATTGAACAAAATTATTGTGTATCATACGACTTAAAAATTCTTTCAGTTTGTGAAATGTATGATGAAGACGATGTAATAACTGGTGGTGATATCCAATCAATTGAAAATAGAAATAGAACTATTTTATTAACTTCAGAAACACGAAATGTGGAATCAAATAGTACTTTATATAATGGAGATGTTCATTTTTACGGTCTTTCAAGAGTCCCTGAATTTTATGGTAATGGTAACTATATTTCCGACACTTATTTAGATGATAAAGATTAAAAAAAGAGGACATTAGTCCTCTTTTATTTTTTAGTAGTTCCGCTTGGATTCGAACCAAGAATAGAAGATTAGAAATCTACTGTGATATCCCTTTCACCACGGAACCATTTATTTGTAACAAATATACAACTTTTTTGTTACGATATCAAATCTTTTTTACGACGTATCTGTAACCCGAATCGGAATTCATCTGAAGAATGTTTTTAAAATCTTCAGCTTTAACTTCAGTGTCAAATTCTAATACCTCATCCTGTGAATTGAGAATAATTACAGGTAATTCTTTTTTGTCTAATTTAATATACTTAATGATACAATACATAATTAATATCCGAAATGTGTACCACTATAATTATCCCAAGGGTCATCAAAGTGGGTTTGTTTTTTATTAGGGTTTACAATTTTAGAACCTCTATTAACTAAAAAATCAGGGTTACCTTTAAACTCTTTCCAAGTGTCAAAATCTTTTAACTCTTCAATTAATTCCAATGGAACTAATATTACACTTTTTTCGTTATTTATATTTTTCATAATCTTTAAGTGGTAAGAATATCCACATCAAGATATAAATAGTAACGATTGGGATAGTAGTAAAGAAACAATAGATAAAAATTAATCTAATTAATAATGTATCAATACCAATCATATGGGCGAGTCCTGAACATACGCCTCCAAGTAATCTAGTTGAGAGTCTATACATTGTTTTTTTTACAAATGTAAGATAAAAATCCCATCACTCAAAATTTTTAATTTTAATTTATATTTATATGATATGGCACAGTTTGGAAACATCTCAAATACGGGTAAAGCAAAAATAAGTTCAGGATTTGGACCTAGAAATATTGGACCTGGTAAAAGTAAAAATCATAAAGGAATTGATATATCATTTAAAAGTGGTACTCAACTTATATCACCTTTAGATGGTACAGTTGAAAAGGCATCTGCTAATAATGGTAAATGTGGTGGATTTTTATTAATTAATCACGGAACCTTTAACGGTAAAAACATTAAAACAAAATATTGTCACATTAAAAAAATTGATGTTAAAACTGGTGACCAAGTTAAACAAGGTCAAAATCTTGGGTTATCGGGTGGTGCTAAAGGTGACACTGGTAGAGGAAACGCAACAGGTCCACACCTTCATTTTGAAGTATTAGAAAATGGAACTGCGGTGGACCCTAAATCATATTATTTGAACTCAATTAGTGGAGAACAAACTTTAACTCAAACACCTGGTGATACTAATACTAATGACGCTGACGATTCTGACACTAATGACGATAAAAGTTCTGAAGGTGTTAAAGGTTATAAAGAAGTTGCTAGAAATTTAATTAAAAAATTATTTGGTGTTGATAGTGGGACTGAAGTAAAACCTGAAGTTGTTAATGAAATAATTGAAGAATTATACCGTTATAAAGAGTTAGTTAATGAACAAGTTATGGTGTTAGATAACGCATCACAATCAAATGCTGATGGAGGGACAATTTATACTTCTACTAATATAAATTCAGAGATTAGTGTACTACCTCCGGCTGGTAGAATTGAGGTATTAACTGAAAAAGGTAATTACCAAAATGCAGTTAGAGTTGGTGGACAATACGATTATTTTTGGAATGGTACATTAAGTGTTGCAAATGGGAAAACTATTTCTTCAGGTAGTGTTATCGGTAAGACTAATGATGGTAAGTTATTCATCAAATCTTCACCTAAAAATAATACTCCGACTAATAATCAACCTGCTAAAAGTAATACTAATCAACCGGCTCAAAGTAGCACTCAAACTTCAACTACTCAAGCTGAAAGTCCTTATAAAACCGCAGCTAGACAAAATGTTACAAATGTGTTAAACACATTAGTTAACGGTAAACAACAGGCTGAGAGTATTGAAAAGGACTTTGATAAAATATTGGAAGAGGAAGTTAAAAATTTTAAAAGACTAATAAGATAATGGGCGAAATTAAATCAACACTTCCAATTCAAATTGTAGGTATCAAAACAAAAAGTACTTCTGAAGGAGGTATTATGTATATGGTTGACAATGGTCAAGACCATAGAATTACCCCTGTTTTACCAGGTAGAGTTACTAAAATTGATGGTGATGAAGTTTATATATCTCATAAAGAATATATAAAAGAAGATTACGTTTCAATCTATGTTATTGACGGTAAAATTGAAGTTAAAAAAGGTGAAGAAGTTTTACAGTCAACTACTATTGGTGTAACAGATGAAGAAGTTGAATTGAAAATTAAACATAAAGGTTCTTTTATTGACGCTAAATCATTCATAGGTAAAACTTTTAATCAAAGTAAGGGAATAACTATGAGTGCGAAAGAAAGGGCTAGATGTATTGTTAAAAATTTAGTAGGTGTTCCACAAACTGCTTTAGGTTATAAAAAGGAAAATGACCCTTGTGCTTTTTATAATGATGATAAAAAACCTACTGAAACAGATGATGTTGAAGATGAAGAGCCAAAAAAAGATGAGGAACCTAAAAAAGATAAAGGTTGGTCATTTTTTGACGATGAGGATGATAAAGAAAAAGAGGATGATGACAGCAACTTATTAGGTAATACCACAAAATTGTTAGGAGGTTCTGTTAACGAGCAGTTGAACGAAGAAATATCAAGAATTAAAGAGTTACTTAACTTATAATTTCTTTACATTACCAATCCAATCAATCTCCATAGTATCGGAATCGTGATGTTCAGTATTAATATTTTCACCATCCCATACTGAAAAATTACCATCATAATCTTCTCTTTGAGCAATAGGTATTACATTATTATAAGAATATGATTCCGCACGATGTTCATAAGTAATTGTTTGAAGAACTCTTTCGGTTATGTCTACACTAAATGTATATGTACCAATACTCGGTATTACTAAATCACCTTCAATTTTACCATTATCAATTAAATGAAAGTTTTCATCATATAGTGCAAAAATAAAATCAATATCCTCGTACTCACCATCGCCAAAACCCATTAATCTTATAATTGTTTCTATTGACCTAAACACACCATCATCAGATATATTATAAATGCTAGGATTTTCTTCGTTGTCGGTTAATAATAATTTATATAATCTTAATACGATATCTTTTAAAATTCTTTGATTAAATTTTTCAAATTTTGATTTAGGCATTTTTGAGTGTTTATAAATAAATATACCGACAACTAATGTTTATAAAAGAAATAAAGGGACCGAAGTCCCTTTATTATTATGGTGGAGATGCGGGGGTTCGAACCCCGGTCCAAAAATGTTTACCATAAAACACTACACGCTTAGGTCATTGTTTTTCTAAACAATCCGAAACTTCACAATTCCCTTATTTTATAGTGGTTCGGTTTACTGAGAACTAATCCTCCACTTTGTTCCTTTTTGGATAGAAACCACACCACTACTACGACTTCTGTTGCAAGGTTGTATGTCTGCCGACCCCTAGTAGGTTAATTCTAAATTAAGCTACAGATACTTCTTCAGTACGGATTAAACCGATTGTAGAAAGTTTGTTGATAACGTTGCCGTTTATAATTCAAGCCAGTTAAACGAGGTTAGCTTAGCCCCGACGTGCGTTTTATGCCAAATGCATTCCTGTCAAATCCAAAAACATCCCCATAAATCAAAGAACTACGTTACAAATATATAAATATATTCTTGAATACACAAGTATTTATTTAAAAAGTTTTAGATGAACCTATACGATGCGTTGATTAAGTATAAAGAAGGTAATGCCGATGAATGGGATGTGAGAAGAGCATGTGATGATGGAGTTGTTCAAATTCAAACTGCAAGTAAAAAAAATATTGGTAAATCGTTAGTGTCTCTTAAATTTAACAGAGATGAGTATATTGAATTGTTTTCGGATGCTGATAAAGAAGATTCTAATAATACATATTTGATGAGGGTTGCAATAGGTGGGGGATACTATAGTGATGTTTTTATTGATTCTGGTTATTTTTCTGATGAAGAGTGGAATGAAGGATATATTTTCCAACACTTTAGTGATGAAAATCAAGAACAATTTCTTTCATTAGCAAGACAAATTAATCCTTCGTTATTGGATAGTAAAGACCAATGGGGTCGTTATGAACCAGAGCTTTTTAGAACAATGTCCGAAGCGTTTGAAAGTGAGACATCTTCAATCTCATATGAATATGCTGATTTATATGACCAATGTTTAGTTGAAGGATTGAGAGAATATGTACAAGGTAAAACTTGTGATAAATTTTCATTATATGGGATTTATGAAAAGTCTTGTGCCCGACAATACTACACAACCGTTGACATACTGTTATCAATGTGGAAGAGAACTGAAACTCCTCAAGATGAAGGAATCTTAAAAGTACTCAAAAATTTAGCGGACCAATCTAATTTGTTAATTGATGAGGATTTATATGAAGAATACCACAATTATTATGATAGGAAAAACTTTGACCAAGAGTCATTTGATAGAGTAGTTAAATCAAACTTGGATAAAATTGAAGAAAAAATTAACGAACAGAGTGAAGAAGGTGATTTAGTTAAAAATAGAGAAATCTATGAAAAAATATCAAAGTTGGGTTATAAATTTGGTGTATGGTATGACTTACCTACGCAAAAAAACTATGGTGAGAAAACTAACCAAGTATTTAGATTAGAATGTGTTGAAAAAGGTAAAATTGAATTAATGAGAAAAGATACAGGTAACTATTATAATGTAAAAAAATCTAAAATGTCATTTGAAGATTTTTTAAATTATTTATATCATCCAGAATTGTTTAATTGATTTTTTTTCGTACCTTTACGAACTATGATTGAAAACACTGACTTCTTAAAAACTGTTTTATCTATTCCTACCCACACATTTGAGGAGGATAGAATGATTGATTTTCTTATTGATTATCTTTCCGAAAAAAAATACGATTTCACAATTGATGAAATTGGTAACATCTATGTAACCAAAGGAGAATTGGGTGACGAGGAGTTTTATCCTTGTGTTGTTGCTCATACCGATACGGTACATCCATTGGACACCATCAATATTCGTGAGGAATATTTAAAGGACTCTAAAGGAAACGATAGTTTTAGTTTTAAGGCTTATAATGACGAGGGTCAACCAACAGGAATTGGTGGTGATGACAAATGTGGTGTATTTGCGTGTCTTCAGTTACTTGAGGAGTTTGACGTAATTAAAGTTGCATTCTTTGTATCTGAAGAGGTTGGTTGTATTGGGTCAAAGAAAGCGGACCCTGTGTTTTTCAGTGATGTAGGTTACGCAATTCAATTTGACGCTCCTGATGACTATATGGTTACAGAGTATTGTTTTGGAGTTAAGTTATTTGAAACCGACTCAATATTTCACACAACTGCTAAAACGGTGTTGAATGAAAATATGTTGTCTGAACCAAAGTTTATGCAACATCCATATACCGATGTTTGGCAATTGAAACAAAAATTTGATTTCTCTTGTATCAATCTTTCTGTAGGTTACCACAGTTATCACACAAAAAATGAATATGTTGTTGTTGACGAAGTTTTTGCGGGGATTCATTCAGGTAAGAAAATGATTGAAGAACTTGGGTTAAAGAAATACCCATTCAAACATAATCCACGAAACATTTTTGGATAAAAAAAAGGGAGATTTATTCTCCCTTTCTTTTTCTCTTCTTTCTTTCAGGTTTGGTCTCTGTTTTTTCTATTGAGACCGTTTCCTCATTTATTGATACCATATAAGTGTCATTGGTATTGATGTTATCTCTTAATACTTCATCGGATATAAAGTCCTCAATCTTCTCTTGGATTGCTCTCTTTAACGGACGTGCCCCGTACACATCATCAAACCCAACTTTTGAAATATATTCAATAATTGATTCGTCAAATGAGATGTTATATCCAAGTTTTGATAATCTGTTTTGAAGTTTACCAACTTCTACTCTAACAATCTTCTGAACATCTTCATTTTGAAGAGTATTGAACACAATAATCTCATCCAAACGATTAATGAATTCAGGGGCGAAGTGGTTTTTAAGTTCCTTGTTTAACATATTCTTTTTCAACTCTTCGTTGGCATATATATTATTTCCTGTACCAAATCCAACTCCTGCCCCAAAGTCTTGCATTTTCTTAACACCCAAGTTTGATGTCATAATGATTAAACAGTTTTTGAAATTAATTTTTCTTCCAAAACTATCTGTCATATATCCTTCATCTAAAAGTTGAAGTAATGCTGAGAATATATCTTTGTGAGCCTTTTCAACCTCGTCAAATAATACTACTGAATATGGTTTAGTTTTTACTTGTTCAGTTAACTGACCACCTTCATCATAACCAACATAACCAGGAGGAGAACCAATCAAACGGGATACCGTATGTTTTTCTTGGAACTCACTCATATCAATACGGATAAGGTTTTCATCACTTCCAAAAATCTGTTTTGCCAGTTCTTTCGCTAATAATGTTTTTCCAACACCGGTTGAACCAAGGAAAATAAATGAACCAATTGGTTTATTTGGGTCCTTAATACCTAAACGGTTCCTTCTGATTGATTTTGCAATTTTAACAATCGCTTCTTTCTGACCAATAACTGAATTATTTAATTCGTCTTCCAAATTTAATAATACATTTTTGTCATCCAAACTTAATTTGGTTAATGGAATTTTGGTCATTGTTGAAACTACTTCATAAACAAGTTCTTCGGGGATTTCTTTTCTGTTTTCAAGTAAATCTTGTTCAAACAATTTTTTCTCAACATCAAGTTGGTGAAGTACCTTTTTCTCTTTATCACGAAGGTTTGCTGCTTCTTCATAGTTTTGTTTTTTAACTACTAAAAGTTTTTGTTTCTTAATATCTTGAGCTTGTCGTTTCAACTCCTCAATAATTTCAGGGTTTTTAACATCAACTTGAGCTCTTGCTCCGACTTCATCCAAAATGTCAAACGCCTTATCGGGAAATTCTCTATCTGTAATGTATCGTTCAGCCAAGTCAACACAGATTTGAAGAATGTTATCTGTGAAATTTACTTTGTGGTAATTTTCATACTTATCTTTTACATTTTGTAAAATTTGTAGTGTCTCTTGTTTAGTTGATGGACTAACGATTACCTTTTGAAATCTTCGGTCTAACGCTCCGTCTTTTTCAATTTGTTTTTTGTATTCGTCTAATGTTGTTGCTCCAATACATTGAATTTCACCTCTTGACAATGCGGGTTTTAGGATGTTAGATGCATCTAATGACCCTGATGCGTTACCTGCTCCAACAATTGTATGAATCTCATCAATAAACAAAATAACATTTGGGTTAGCTTGGATTTCTTCCAAAATAACTTTCAATCTTTCTTCAAATTGACCACGATACTTGGTTCCTGCAATAACTGAATTCATCTCCAATGATAAGATTCTTTTATCTAATAGATTTCTTGGACAATCACCATCAAATATCTTCATAGCCAAACCCTCAACGATTGCAGTTTTACCACAACCAGGTTCACCAATGATGATAGGGTTATTTTTCTTTCTTCTTGATAGAATTTGAGCAATACGAATAATTTCGTTTTCTCTACCCACTACGGGGTCCAACTTACCTTCTTCGGCAAGTTTGATTAAGTCTCTACTGAAGTTATCTAATACAGGGGTAGAACTACTTGTTTCAACTTTTTTAGGAAGTTTCATTCCGTCATCAACTGAATCTGTCATATATTTTTTTTTATAAGTTTAAGTATAATTTATTTAAAATTCAATGATTCTCGGTTATGATTATAAACAAACAAAATATTATGGCAATCAAAAGAGAAATTATTGAAGGTACAAAGATTATTTGTGAAATTGAATCAACTAATCTTACAAAGACAGACTACGACACAATTAGTAAAAAACTTGTTGTTGAGTTTAAAAATGGGACACTATATGAATATGAGGAAGTCCCTCACCAATTGTATACTCAATTTAGAATGTCTGAATCTCAAGGAAGTTTTTTCAGTAAGAATATTGCAAAAAAGTACAAATTTAAAAAATTGTAATTTTTGAGGTATTTATATTTGTGAAGTTAAACCAAGAAATATTAGACAGTTTTAAATTACAACCTACACTTTGTCCAACCGTTTGGGATTTGGATGAGAATCCTCCGCAATTAAAAAATGAAGTTAAATTAAATTTGATTAAAGTTTCTGAATTATTCAGAGATTTTATTGGGGTGGATTTCTTTCTTGATGATGTGATAATGACGGGTTCATTGGCAAATTACAACTGGTCAAAATTTTCAGATGTTGATTTACATTTGGTTGTTGACTTTACTCAATTTGATGAAGACAAATTAGAACTTTACACTGAACTTTTTAAAGTTAAAAAAACAATTTTTAACAATGTTCATAATATTAAAATTTATGGATTTGATGTTGAAGTTTATGTTCAGGATAGTAATGAGGCTCACTTTAGTTCAGGTGTATATTCAGTATTATATGATGAATGGATTGTACAACCTAAACACGAAAAAATAGACGTTGATAAAAAGATATTAAAAGACAAAATTAACCAATGGGTTAATATTATTGACGGGGTTGAAGAAAATACTAAAGATATGTCTGCGGAGGAATCAAAAGAAATTATTGACAAATACAGAGATAAACTTAAAAAGTTTAGAAGTTGTGGTCTTGAGAAAGGTGGGGAGTTTTCATACGAAAATATTGTATTCAAATACTTAAGAAGGTCAGGTCATATTGAAAAATTATTCAATTTAGAAAATCAAATACTTGACAAAGAACTTTCTTTATCTAAAAAATAAAAAAATTAAACAAGTTTACAAAGTATGAAGTATTTATTTAGAAAATACTTAATAAAATCACGCATCTAATAATGCGTTAAAAACAAATAAAAACAAATGAGTAAGTTAAAACCAATTGGTAGCGAGAAACTTGAAGGATTGGAGAAAATCCAACGTATTATGGAAATCGCTAGATATAAAGAGAATATTCCTCAACCAATAAACGAAGTTTCAAGTAGAGAGTATCAAGTTGTTTTAGCTGATGGAGTAAAATATTCTATCAATAAAGAAAAACTTGGTTATGTAATTAAAAAAGAAGTTAATGAAAACTTTGAATATATTGAGTCAATGAAGAATAGAAATCATTATCGCTCATATTCACAAGCGTTTAAAAGACTTAACTTAATTGCTAAGGAAGTTAACGTACTTACAGGAACAGATGAAAATATTTCATTATTCACTGAAGATAAAAAATATTTGTTAAAACAACCTAACAGACCTGCACCAACTGAAGAACCTGCTGAAGAGCCAGCACCAATGGGACCTCCAGCAGCTGCGGCACCCGCACCATCACCTGAACCTCCTATGGATGAACCAATGCCTGATGACGAACCATCAATGGACGAACCAATGGACGATGAAGAACCATCAATGGACCAAGGTGAGGAAATGAATCACGGAGAAGAAATTTCTTTTAAAGATATTCAAAAATTAACAGGAAAGCTATCTCAAAAAATTAGAGATATTGAGGAAGAACAACCATTAAATGGTAAAGATGTTAAGTATGTAATTAATTCTATTTTATCAGCATTAAATCTTGATGAATTATCAAGTGATGATAAGGAAGAAATTATGTCAAGATTTGAAGAAGAAGATGAAGACCAAACTCCATCAGATTATGAAGAAGAAACTGATTTTTCTTCAGAGGAAGAGGAAATGCCTGAAGAAGAACCAACACCTGAAATGGAAGAAAGTTCACCGGCTCATCAGTCTTCAATTGCTTCTCACAATACATCAGATATGTTTGGAATGGACGAATTAAAAGTTGAAAACATTTTGAAAAAATACTTTGTTGTAAACGAAGGTGAGAAAAAAACAAAGAAAAGTAAGTATTCTCAAATTTTTGAAATGTCTGTAACTAAAGTTCAAGCAAATGTTGCTAAAAACTTAATGGAAGTTGCGCCTACTGTAAAATTCATTGGAAGAACAGATAGAAAAAATTTAGTATTTGAAAATGGAGGTCAACAAATTAAGATTACTCCATCAGGAAATATTTTATGAGTTATTTAGTTTTTATTAATGGTTTAGGACCGAATTATAAAGGGGAGATGAGATACGAATTCATTTTTTCCAACAAGTTAGATATATGGGGAGAAGAGTGGGAGCATGAGCCGGCTAGTACATATCCAAAACCACCTGAATTAGGAGATATAGACAGTGTTGGTGTTTTATCAGACGGAGGGATGGAGTTAGAGTTAGTTCAAAATTCTGATTATTTCTCAATGAAAGACGCAATAGACGGAGTAATATCTTTAGGATGGGAAAGTGATAAAGAAATAGAAGACAGATTAGTTTTCAGATTTGGTGAGAAAGAGGAGGATACAAAAAATAAATTATATTCAAAAGATTTAATTTTGAATTTTGAAAAAGTTTTATAAAATGAGCTTGGTTAACAAAAAAGAAAGTTTAAAAACAATGGGGTTTAGTCCCAAAACATTGTCATTAATGACTGAATCTGAAATATCTAAATTATTTAAGAATTTCATTTACGAGTCAAAAAAAGAAACTAACGAGGTTATTGAAAAAAAATCTTTTGTTGCAACACCTGAAGAGGTGAAAGCTGGGGTTAAAGTACCTACAGGAGTAACTAAAGCCAGAACAAATCCTGACGGAACCGTTGAATTTACCGAAGGTAAAAAAAGTAAAAAATCTAAAAAGAATCCTTTTGCAATTTGTACTTCAGTTATGGGAGCCGAGTTTGGTTCAACTGAAAGAAGTGATTGGAGTAAAAAACAAATGGACAAGTATGAGAAATGTGTGATGGGTGTTAAAAAATCTATTAAAGAAGGTAAAAATCCTGAAGAGGTATTGTTAGAGAATAAATTTAGAACTATTATTGAGAAGAATTTAAGACCAACAATTACTAAAGGAGATTTATTAAATATGATTAACGAACAACCTGTTGAGACTCCTGTTAAACCAAAGACAAAACCTAACGTTAAACCTGGTAGTCCATTACCTAATCCTGGTAGTTTACCAAAACCAAAGGCTGCGGGAACTAAAGAAGCCCCTGTAAAACCAACAACAAAACCAAGAGTTAAACCGGGTAGTCCTCTACCAAATCCTGGTAGTTTACCAAAACCAAAAGCGATTAACCAATTGCCTGACTTTATGCAATTTTCAGAATATAAAAAATGGGAAAAATGAAAAAGAAATTAGTAAAAGAAGCACCAATAGATTTAGAACCAGGTAGTTTACCTATTAATCCAAATTTAAAACAATCTATTGAAAGGGATGAAACTCCGTTTTCAAAATCTGAATTTATTAAAAAAACAGGTGAGGGTGAAAAAAAGTTTTTGGAGAAGGCAAGTGAGAAAAGAATTAAAGAATTATCTGATAAGATAAGACACTATATGGGTGGTAATATGCCAACTCCAGACCAAATTATGCAATTAATGATGTCATTATTTATGGACATCAAGAGTTTTGAGGATAGTGGAAACAATAAAGAAATTTTAGAGAAGATGGCGGTTAAACTTGTTGAAGACGAGGTAATTGCTGACAAGTTTAAAGATTATTTAGATTTACAACCTGAATTGGTTGGTATGGGAGAGGTTTCTGCTGAAAATATGCAAAAGAAGGCTCAAAAAGACGATAAAAAAGAAGAACCAAAATTTCCAAAGTTTGATTTAGAAACTGGTGATGAAATTGAAACACCTGAAGATGAGGACTTTGATTTTCAAGTTGCAAAAAGAAGATTTATTAACGCTTTAGTACAAGGTGTTTCTAAAAAAGGTCACTATATGTTTGAATTTATGAGACAGAGATTGGAGAGAATGCAACCTGGAATTACAAACAAATACGGAGCGGTTATGGCAATTAATGACTACTTCTATTGGACTTTACCACCACAAATTGCTCAACAAATGGCATCTCAAGGTATGAATATGGGAGGTTCTGTTGAGTGGGAGATGGAAGAAAATGAGGAAGATGGTGAGAATGGTGAAATGGAACAAAACCCAAAATTAGTTATTAAAGCTAAAGGTATTATGTTCCCAATTGTGGTACACGAATTAATCAAAGGTTATTATGGTATGTTACAATCATATCATTTACCTGAAGACCCTGAAAAGGCTGAAAAAATTAAGTCGGCGACTGATGTTTTAGAAAACGAAATGTGGGATATCATTGTTGGTAGTTTATTATGGGAAAGAATGTTAAGTGCATATCCTATGTCAGCATTTGAAGACAACGCTAAAGAAATCCAAAGTGAATTGTTTGTTGAATACACAAAATTAATTAAACCTGAATTTGAAAAATTAAACAAACTATTACATTCTTACAATGAGTCTGATAGAGCTAAAGCTCAACAGATTATGGAAAGAATTGCTAATGACATCTTTAAAAAATTACAACAAGGTTCATTGGGTGATACTGAAGAAGGTGATGATGATTTGGATGATATTGACTTGTCTTCTTTAGGGTTCTAATTATCCTTAAAGATATATGTCAAACATAACAAGAGAACAAGTATTAATTGAATACGCAAAGTGTATGAGGTCTACCCCATACGCTTTAAAAACTTACCTACAAACTTACGATAATACAGTATCAAAATACGTTCCTTTGGAGTTATTTCCTGACCAAGTTGGTCTAGTGAATGACTACGAGGAATTTAATGAAAATATCGCATTAAAATACAGACAAGCAGGTGTATCTACAGTCACTGCGGCTTGGTCATCAAAAAAACTTGTTTTTGCTTCTAAAAACAAACCTGAAAAAGTTCTAATCATTGCGAACAAATTAGATACTGCGGTAGAATTTGCAAACAAAGTAAGAGGATTTACTGAACAATGGCCTTCTTGGGTTGGAGTTGGATTCTCGGTTGAAAAGAACTCACAGAGACACTTTAAATTAACAAATGGTTGTGAGGTTAAAGCAGTTGCAACATCTACCGACGCTTTACGTGGTTACACTCCTACAATATTGATATTTGACGAGGCGGCATATATTGAGGCTGATGGTGATTTTTGGGCGGCTTGTATGGCGTCCTTATCTACGGGTGGTAAAGTAATTGTTATCTCAACTCCTAACGGGTATGACCCAATTTATTATGAGATTTATGACCAAGCTCTGAAGAATATGAATGATTTCAAAATTTCAGAAATGGTTTGGTGGAAAGACCCAAGATACAATAAAGATTTACAGTTATTGAATGTTAAAGATTTAATTCATTATTATCTAAATCGTAATGAATATCCATCAGGTGTTGAAACTGTTGATTATACAGATAGAGAAAAAGAATACGATAAAATTAAAGAACTAATTTCTCAAGGTTACAAACCAAGCTCTTCTTGGTATGAGAAAATGGTAAAAAAATTAAAATACGATAAACGTAAAGTTAATCAGGAATTAGAATGTGCGTTTTTAGGTTCAGGGGATAACGTATTTGATTCAAATATTACCGAAAATATTAGGGTTAATATGGTTAGAAATCCTGAAACAAAAATGATTGGAGGTTCACTGTGGATTTGGAGAGAACCTGAAGTTGGTCATAAATACATTATGGGTATTGACGTATCAAGAGGTGATAGTGAGGACTTTTCAACGTTCCAAGTTATTGATTTTGATACAAGAGAACAAGTTGCTGAATATATTGGAAAAATTCCACCTGATGTATTGGCAGAATTAGCATTTAAATGGGCATTGATGTACTCGGCATTTATTGTTGTGGATATTACAGGTGGTATGGGAGTTACCACATCTCGTAAATTACAAGAATTAGGTTATAGAGATTTATATGTTGAGGGTGGGGATTTAACTAACAAATGGAAGTGGGACCCAAAGGTTCAAGACAGAATTCCAGGTCTTAACTTTAACAATAAAAGGGTTCAAATTATTGCAACCTTTGAAGAATATTTAAGACACGGTTTTATTGTTAGGTCAAGTAGATTATTAAATGAAATGAATACTTTCGTTTATGTTAACGGAAGACCTGACCACCAAAAAGGACAACACGATGACTTGATTATGTCATTGGCAATGGCGGTATATGTTGGTGAAACATCATTTGCGTCTTTAACAAGAGTTTCTGAACAAGCCAAAGTAATGATTGAATCTTGGCAAGTGAATAATAACCAACCTGCGGTGAGGTCACAATTCATAGACCCAATGACAGATAATAGAAACCAAGCTAAAGTTAATGAACCAACAAGGTCTGATTACCAAAACTATTCTTGGTTATTTGGAGGAATGAGATAATTATCTAATATGGGTTTAGACGGATTACCAGATAGCGGAAATAAATTCACAGGTTCAAGAATGATTGTACCTGGGGTTGGATTGGCGGTATATAAAGTACAAAAAAATGATGCGTTATCAATCAAAAAAAACATTTATGCGGGTAGTATCCCACCGTCACCAACACCAACACCCTCAATTACTCCAACAAATACACCGACACCAACAGTAACACCGACTAATACTCCTACCCCATCAATTACCCCAACACCTTCACCAATACCTATGTATCAATTTGTATTTAGTGGAATTGGTGTTAATTCTATTAGTTTATCATTAACAGTTACGTCAATTGGAGGTTATGTTGATTGGGGGGATGGGAATACAACATCAATTTCTTCATATTCAAATAGTTATCCTCATACATATTCTACAAGTTATACTGGTGTAATTACTGTGAATTATTATGGTAGTCTTACTACATTCAATTTGTCATCTGCGTTACCAGATACGTCAACAGTTGTACAGGTTAGTACTCAAGAAATATCTAATTTAACATCATTAACCCAATTATACATTTCTTATGGTAGATTAGTTGGTCAAATGAGTGATTTATCAGTTAATACTGTTTTAAATGTGTTAAACATTAGGGATGACTACACCACATCTTCGGTTTTAAGTGATTTACCCAATTCATTGACCAATATTTATATATCACTTTACGGACATACCACAATTTCAGGAAATTTAAGTTCAATATCAAGTATGATAAACTTAACTAATATTAGTGTTGGAGGAACTAATACGATAACTGGTGATATAACAAACATACCTAATACAGTAACTACAATTTATATTACAGGTAATAATACTATAAGTGGAGACATTATAAATTTACCATCATCGTTAACACAGTTACTACTTCTTGGTAATAACACTGTAACAGGTAACATTTCAAATTTACCTACAACATTGGTATCTTTAAATATTTCCGGTTCAAATACTCTTTATGGTAATGTTTCAGGATTCCCATATAGTTTGTCAACCATATCTATTGGAGGAAATGGAGGAAATATTACGGGTAATTTGGGTGATTTAGTTAGACCATCATTTAACATCTTTACAATAACAACTAATAATTCAACATTTAGTGCGACAACCGCAACTATCCCTGTAGCATCTACCACAATGCAAATTAAAATAAATGGAAATATTAGTGGTAATGTAAGCAATTTACCATCGTCTGACTTCCCAAGCTCAGTGTTCAGTATTGATAATTCGGCAGGTACTAGTAGTGTAAGTTATACTTCAGGAGTTTATCCGTGGGGAACGGTTCAAACTAATTATATTCAGTTTAAATCAAACACTCCACTAACCTCAACTGAAGTTGATAATTTAATTATAAATATAGATAGTTTTGGTGGTGGTGTCACTTGGATTTCAGGTAGCAATCCTAAAACTTTATATATTAATGGAACAAGAACTGCGGCATCAAACGCCGCAAGAGCCAGTTTAGTTACAAAAGGAGTTACTGTAACTCCTGCTTAATATTTAATTTAAATTAAAAGTATTTATACTTTAGTATGGCAGAACAAAATTTTACAGTTTGGCAAAGATTAACACAGGCCTTTGGTCCGAACTCTCTTTTGAATCAAGATTATCCAAGTGTTAAGTTTGATAAAAAAGAGTTATTAAAAACAACTTCAAAAAGAGAATACGAGCAACAATTATTACAAGCTCAACAGACATTTTATTTGTCAAATCAATGGGCTAAAATTGAAAATAATTTATACACTCAAGCAATATATTATGAACCAACAAGACTTTCAGCATTTTACGACTACGAGTCTATGGAGTTCACTCCTGAAATTTCTGCGGCATTAGACATTTATGCTGAGGAGTCAACTACAGTTGACCAAAACGGACATATGTTACAGATTTTTTCTGAATCAAACAGAATTAAATCAATTATTGCGGATTTATTTAACAATGTATTAGACCTTAACACCAACTTACCTATGTGGACAAGAAACACTTGTAAGTATGGTGATAATTTTGTTTACTTAAAATTGGACCCTGAAAAAGGTGTTATTGGATGTATGCAATTACCGATTGTTGAGATTGAACGATTGGAAAGAGGTATGATGGCTAAAGGTAAATCAGTTGATGTTGACCCAACCAAGAAACATTTGAAATTCAGTTGGAAAAACAAGGATATGGATTTTAATACTTGGGAGATTGCTCACTTTAGATTATTAGGTGATGATAGAAGATTACCTTATGGTACATCTATGTTGGAGAAAGCTCGTCGTATTTGGAAACAATTATTACTTTCTGAAGATGCTATGTTAATCTACAGAACATCAAGAGCACCTGAAAGACGTGTGTTTAAAGTGTTTGTAGGTAATATGGATGATAAAGATGTTGAACCATATATCCAAAGAGTTGCGAATAAATTTAAAAGAGACCAAGTTGTAGATTCTAAAACAGGTAACGTGGATATGAGATTTAATCAAATGGCGGTTGACCAAGATTATTTCATTCCTGTGCGTGACCCAGCTCAAGCGTCTCCAATTGAAACATTGCCAGGAGCTCAAAATTTATCAGAAATTGCGGATATTGAATATATCCAAAAGAAATTATTAACTGCTTTACGTGTACCTAAAGCTTTCTTGGGATTTGAGGAAGTTGTGGGTGATGGTAAAAACTTGGCATTACAAGATATTCGTTTTGCAAGAACTATTAACAGAATTCAAAAGAGTATGTTGCAAGAACTTAACAAGATTGCAATTATTCACTTGTTTATGTTAGGGTTTGAAGATGAATTATCAAACTTTAGATTATCATTAACCAACCCATCAAAACAAGCCGACTTGTTGATGGTTGATATTTGGAAAGAAAAAATACTTTTATATAAGGATATGGTTATTGACCCAGGAACTGGTATTTCAGCCGTTTCACAATCTTGGGCTAAAAAACACATATTAGGATTCTCTGACGAAGAAATTAAATTGGATATCCAACAACAAAGAATTGAAAGAGCTGTTGGTGAAGAACTTAAGAAGACTGGTGAAGTTATCGTTAAGACAGGTCTATTTGACACTTTGGATAAGTTGTATGGTAAGAAGAAAGGAGAACCTGCGGGAACACCTTCAGAAGGTGGAGAAACACCACCTGATTTAGGAGGAATTGGAGGTGAACCAGGAGGAGGTTCTACACCACCACCGCCACCACCCCCATCACCTGAAGGAGGAGCCCCATCACCTGTACCTGAAAATTTAAACAGAGATAAGAAAAATCTTATATTAGAAAGTACTCTTAACGACGACTATGATTTTGTAGATTTCAATAAAAATAAGGACTCTATGAAAGAAATTAATGAGACTTTGGAAAAACTCTTAAAATAAGAATATTTATTATTATGAAATTCGGATACCTTAAAACAGCAATAGAAAGAAAATTAGTTAATTCATTTGTAAATGAATCATTAACTAACGATTTGAAAACATTTAAAGAATTAGTTTTGAAATCTACTCCCACTAAAAAATTATTTTTCATTTATGATAAATTAAATGAAAATTTGGGAATGGACAAAGAAAGTGCTTCTTTATTAGTTGATGAGATTATTAAAGAATCTAAAGGAATTACTATTCCTGAAAAACATTTCTTGAAATTGGCCAAATGGGT